ACTATCAATCACTATACTACTAAACGTAGAATACGTGAGATGAGAGAGCATAAGTTTGGTATCAAAGAGATCTATTGTGTGGACACACCAAAGAAACCATGGCCACAGTTAGGTTTCCAACTAGCAGCAGTGCATACACAACGTGATTATACTGGTGGAACAGTATGGAGTTATCAATGAAGAATACTATATTATTTGGAGACTGTAGAGATACACTCCCTACTATTGATGTCAAAGCACGCATGTGTGTGACATCTCCACCATACTACGGACTACGTAACTATGGAGGAGAGGAGAATCAAATAGGACAAGAGGACACACCAGAACAGTTTATTGACAATCTGGTTGATGTATTTCGATCAGTGCGTGATGTATTAACTGATGATGGCACATTATGGGTCAACATAGGAGATAGTTACTATAACTATAGACCTGGCAAAGGTCAAGCACTAGTCAAGCAGACACTATCTAAAACAGAACGTGATCAACCACAGCAGTGTGCAAGACGTGCTAACAAACTAGAAGGACTCAAAGAGAAGGACTTGATAGGTATACCATGGATGTTAGCATTTGCATTAAGGGCAGACGGATGGTATCTACGTCAGGATATCATATGGCATAAACCAAATCCCATGCCTGAGTCTGTTAAGGACAGATGCACTAAATCACACGAGCATATATTCTTGCTCAGTAAAAATAAAAAGTATTATTATGACAACGAAGCAATCAAAGAACCAGTCAAGCAAGATTGGGGTCAACGAGACAGGACAAGCGGTAAGTACCATAATCCTGGCACTGGCCTTCAACCTCATAGTGGTTTACCAAGTCTTATGAACGGAAAAATAAACGAGATGTTTGGACAGTAACCAATAAACCATATAAAGGAGCACACTTTGCTGTATTTCCACCTGACTTGATCGAACCATGTATACTTGCAGGGAGTGAGCAGGGAGATATAATATTAGATCCATTCATGGGATCAGGAACTACAGCAATGGTTGCTAAGAAGAATAGTAGATCATATCTTGGGTGTGAATTGCGTGAGGAGTATGCCAGTTTACAAACTGCACGTATTTCTACCATTCCGAACAAATTACCGTTATACTAAGTACATACCAATCAAGGAGCACAATGCCTAAGACACTAACAACAAAAGAACTAACAGTATTGGGTAGAGTGGATATATTATGTGGAGCACTAGAAAAAGACTATAAGAATGATAGCATAAGATTACATGAGAGTTCACTTCGTGATGAAATGCACTATTCTCCGTATCATGAGGAAGCACTAGCAGCAATAGAAGACGGAACTGCTAATCTAAACAAGTTTAAATCATATGAAGGTCGTAAGTATCACAAGATAGTGATGCAAGAGTATGATGATATGGGTCAGTACGCAACACATCAGTACAAAGACAGTAGCGTTCACGCATTTATAGATAAGAAAACAGGTGATGTGTTCAAACCAGCAGGTTGGCAAGGTCCCGCAAAGTATGCTAGATTTAACTTGTTAGATGATAATTCATACGAACAGTGTATACATCAAGCAAGTTGGGCAGGTGGTTATCTCTATATGAGATAATCCCTCCAACACATGTACATCTTACTATTGTAACCACATGAGAAATTTACCTTCACGTACCAAACTGAAGAAGCAAGTTGCTGCTCCCATGATTGTTAGTCATGTAAAACAATTGCTTGCACCCCTTGACTTACAGGACAGTAAGCAGTATACTATAAAGGTAAAGACAAATGCTGAACAATTCTCTGATGAAGAGAAGAAGTTTTGGCGATATCAGTCTTTTTATACCCTAGAGTTCTGTAAGGCACTTGAGGATGCTCTACCATCAGATCTATCCTTTTTGTCTTATAATCATCTTACAAACGATCTAACGGTAGTCAGACGATGAACAACGACAAAATCACAAAGAAACAAGAACAACAACTCATAGAGATGTTGGAGATCATGGAGGATACTGTAGAGTATTTCTGTGATCAGAACACAGTATCAGGAGAAACTGCATGGAACATGGTAGCATCTCTTGCTGAAGTTAAATTAGGACAATTCAATGACTAACGTACCATTTTATGATTTTCCAAATAGTCCTATTCTATTGATAGGATTTGCAGGAATCTTAACTGCACTCGCAGTATTATATGTTGCTAACCGCAAATACTTCAATTCACCATTCAATGAGGATAGAAAATGAAACTTGAGGTTATCTTAGATCGTTATCCTTACAGATTTGTACAGTTTGGCGAACTAGAGTCTGGTTATCCAGATCTCAGAATACAGAAAATGAATTACAATACATGGCGATGGAATGACATGTATTACCTAGATAGTCAAGCACAACTTGATTGTTGTATTGAAGATCCAGAGTATGTTAAGTGGTTAGACCCTGATCCAGAGGTCGCTGCTTATCCACGTAAATCAGACACAGTAAGGAGTCCTTATGCCACCTAAAGATTTCTATTCACCAGCACCTGATGGTGATATATCAAAATTAAATAGACAGAGAAAATCTCTTGTTCACTGGATTGTAGGTAGATTTCATACTCTACTTGCAGACGGAAGAGAACAAGATGGTATGGCACTCATGGATGAGTGGTTTGAATGGGTTGATACAAGGACCTATATAAACGAGTCCACTGTATTCTTTGATGGAGACGAGTTAAATGAACTCTATGAACAAAGCAAAAGTTGAGGACGAGTTGAAGAGACTCACTGCGGAGTATATTAAAGCTACTCACAGTGACGATAAACAACTTGCTAAGAACATTATGCAAAGTATGGAGGAACTTAAGAAACTTGCCTAGAACACAAAAGAGTTTGGAGAAGAACATATCCAAACTCACAACTCAGGAAGCAAAGCGAGCACCTAGAAAGACTCGTATTGATAAGAAACCAGTCTTTAATAAGACAAAGAACATTGATCTATGGGAACTATCTAATGGTAATGGAAATTGCCATCGTATGTTCCCTTGGTATCTTGAACCAATTAAAAAGGACGCATTCAACAGATCATGGTACGGACACTATGAGGACGTTTGTAAATCCATTAAGACCAAAAAGTTAAGACCAGAGGAGTATACATTATGGCACTATCAAAGAAAGTAGAAGAGTATCTAATAGAAGCACAAGGTAACATTCGTAATGCCTTAGCGTGTGCAGCACGTAGCGAACGAGCGATTACTATTCATTCTCTCGGTAAATTGTTAAATGATGTTGAGGCTTTGACTAAATTTGATAATCTATTAGATAAAATAGATAAAGAAATAGAAACTAACTTCTCAGAAGAATGACAAGTCTCGTTGTACTCGGAGTCGCTCCCCTCATTTTGTACATTGCGTACATCTTACGTTACTATGACCCTCACAATTAATCATGCCAGTATACAGAGATTATGAGATCAGACTCAATCTAAATGAACTCATAGAGCACAGGATACCCACCTGTGATTTGTTGCATCCAGATCACTGCTTAACTGAAGCACAAGTCGCTCAGATAGCACATGATATTAACATGGATTTGGATTTACATCCCATATATCACCAGATAGATGATCATATCATGCGGTATGTCAAGGCAGCAGGCATTGACAACACGGAACACTGGGTGGAACCTAAACTCAAAGACCTATGAGAATGAATAATACTACCAAGTTGGTGTTCGCACTGGAGCACATACATCACCTCCATGATCTGTTTGAGGACAATGAGTTTGAGAAATACTTGCAAGACGCAGTATACACTCTTGAGTATGAATGCGAGAGACAACTGAAGAAAGAACTAGAGAAGAAACATCCAGAAAGTCTCGCAAATTATTATGATAGTTTATCAGAAGGCAAATGAAGAAATCTGAATTGATACACTGGCAACTACAGGCAATGCTACGTGAACATAGTTTTAGTGAAGACAACCTAGTATATCTTGGTGTACGTGAGGATAGTATTGGTATATCACAACACTGGTACAGTATCGGTGGAACTGAAGTACCAGTTGATGCAATAGAAGAACTTAACAGTAGTGAAGAAGAATGAAATATCATTTGTATGACGATCAAGAAAGGCATCAAGGACGATTTGATTCTGTCTATGACCTTAGAAAGTTTCTATGTGACAGGAAATATGATATCAGTTGTGATGCAGATCTGTCATGCACATTTGATTATATTAAACATATCAAGTGGTATTTTGAAATAGAAGAATGAAAGGACAGAGTTATCACATCTATTTTCAAGAGAAGGTTCTATTCAAGAATCTGACAATAGAGGAGTTTACTCTGATATGGGACAAACTTTATACTTCTTATTGGAAGGATGACATCACCTATTCTATATGCTATGATGAAGTATGTGATGTAGAAGCGTCATTCTAATGGATAAGAAAGAAAAACCACTTCAATTTCATCCTAATCCTAAACAACTATGGGAGGAGTATCATAGTGTGATAGCACCAGTGATAGTATTGGAAGGATATGACTATGAACGTAAGTATGATGATGAACCAAGTCATTGTAAACATCCAGAAGATGAATGATTGATATCAACAACTCAACAGTAGAGGAGATCTTCAGTGATTTCGTAATTACTGCTGAGTTTGACAATGATATAGAACAACTCACACATGACGTGTACCAGATGAGAGAACAGTATCCTCGTCAGGACAATAGTAATGTTGGAGGATGGCAGTCACCAGTGTTCGGTCCTCAATGTCCAGTATCAGTATTGAATCAATTACCAGAGAGTCTTTTACAATTACAGTGGGATATATGGGGATTCATTAATTCTATTGTACAATCTAAGTTTCAGAAATCACTCGGAAAAGATCATATGGGATGGTGGGTGAACATTAATGATAAGCATTGC